CCTTCACGGTGTTGAAGTTCCGCAGCTCGAAGTCGTAACCGTTGAACGAGAACTTGTTGTCGCGGATGTTGATGGTGGCTTCTTCGCCGGACCAGTTGCTCTTGTTGAAAGTGATGAAAGTCATGATTTTTACTCCGTGTTTGCGTTGCTGATGAGCTATCCCTAATCGATGCAATCAGGCATTGCAATACACAAAATGCATCTTTTTAAAAATAATTGCAGCATGCATCATTTGCAGCATTAAGCAGCATGCTGCAAATGGTGCAGCTCGGAGAAATGCAGCATTTATGCAGCATCGGGGGGAGCCTTCTAAAAGAAGGCCCCCAACTGCTGCAAATGCTGCACCGAGCAGATGCTGTGCTGCGCTGCACTTTTGTTGACCACCCTCGGAACTCAATCGTGCATCATGTTGCGCTGTGATGCATGCTGTGTTACTCGGATCAAAATCACTAGGGGTTTAGGAAATGAAAAGATACCTCGGGCATAAACCGAAAACGGATGACTGGAATTTTCTCGGGTCGGTAGAGGCAGACGGAAATTGGTTCGTGTACGTCAGGCCTGATCCGTCGAACGGATGGTCGTCGGTTAAGGTCGTGGCAGATGGCAGGGCCTTGGGCAAAGCGAACTATTGGCTGGGCTGGAACGGTCAACGCTTTAGCCGCCATGCGGATCTGCCGCTGCTGCTCAATCGCAGTGGGTTGGCTAGAGCCGTAGAGGATATGCTCAAGGCCCGTGAGGATGGGTTTGATTTGCTTTGACATCGCGCGGCCTTTCAGGCTTCATGCAGGCTGTGGCTCGGCTGATTTGGAATAGGTCGAGCCACACCCTCTTGTAGTTTCATCGCGCTGCTGCTATCTGGGGCTTCTGGTAGTCCTGCCAAGAAGCGGAGCATGCAGACAATGGGTCAGACGAAACGAACTTCTGCCGTCGAGCAGCGTATCATCGAGGGGCTGTGCGATGGCGTCCCGCTGCGTGAGTTGTGCCGTCAGGATGGGATGCCGAGCTGGCGGACTGTGTATGATTGGATCTCCGCCGACGAGGAGTTCGCCGCACGCATCGCGCACGCGCGCGAGTTGGGCTTCGACGCCATCGCCGAGGACATCCTCGACATCGCCGACGACGGCACCAACGACTGGATCGAGCGCCAACGCAACGACGGCACGACCGAACTGGCGATTAACAGCGAGCATGTGCAGCGCAGCAAGTTGCGCATCGACACGCGCCTCAAGCTTCTGGCGAAGTGGTCCCCCAACAGGTACGGCGACAACGCAACACTGAACCTTGGCAACAAGAACGGTGAGGCGCTCAAGATTGAGACCCAGCCCGCCGACCCCATGGTGCTGTCCGCAGTGACCCAAGCCCTGCTCTCGCATAAGGTAGACACATGATCTGGAACCCGTGGCGTCGCGTCCGCGAGCTTCAGGTCGAGCTGGACCGCGTGCGCGCCGAGCGCACTGCGCTTGATCACGCGCTGCTGCGGTCGACGGAACGGTACGACAAGATCCGCGAGACCAACCTCCAACTGCGCGACGCGCTGACGCTGTACCGCAAGGACGCATGACCACCGCGCCGCTTACACTCGCGGATGGTCGCGTCGTGCAGGTTGACGTAGTCGACATCCTGACTGGCGACGAGCACGTCAATACCTTCATGGAGTGGCAGACGCGCTGGAAAAGCACGGCGCGCGACAGCCAGATCCCTCCGTTCACGAAATGGAGCGAGTGCGGCTTCCTCGCCGGGCGCGGCTTCGGCAAGACGCGCGTCGGCGCAGAGTGGCTGACGCGATCCGTCTTCCTCGATCCGTCAGGCTTCGATAGCTGCGTGATCGCGCCAACCTATCAGGATATTCAGGTGACGTGCATGGAGGGCGAGAGCGGCCTGCTGTCCGTCCTGCCGCCCGAGCTGCTCGTCGAGCACAACAAGACGGGCAACTACATCCGCATGCGCAACGTGACTGGCGGCGTCAGCACGATACGCGGCTTCACGGCTGAGAAGCCCGAACGTCTTCGCGGCCCGCAGCACTGCCGCGCATGGTGCGACGAGCTCGCCGCATGGCAGTACGATCAAGAGACGTGGGACATGATGATGATGGGCATGCGTCTCGGCCCTGCACCGCAGATACTCTGGACGACGACGCCCAAGCCCAAGGAGTTGATCCGCAGGCTGAGCGCGCCCAAGGACCGGCGCGTCATCGTGCGCGGCTCAAGCCATGACAACCGGGCAAACCTGCCCGACGACTTCTTCTCCAACCTCGAACAGTATGAGGGCACAACGCTTGGGCGTCAGGAGATTTACGGGGAGCTGATTGATCCTGAAGAGAACGGCGTCATCAAGCGGAGCTGGATCAACCTCTGGCCTGCCAAGCGCAGGCTGCCGAAGCTCGACTGGATCATCATGTCACTCGACACGGCCTACACCGAGAAGAGCGTCGACAAGAAGGGCGACACCGACCCGACGGCGTGCGGCGTCTGGGGCGTGTTCCAGTACAAGAACATGAGCCACGTCATCCTGCTCGACTGCTGGGAGGATCATCTCGGCCTGCCCGACCTGATGAAGCGCGTGAAGAAGGAGCGCAACGTGCGCTACGGCGACGACGACGATCAGGCGCTGATCCGCCCCATGTTCGGCAGCGCCAAGCCCATGACGTCTGGGCGCAAGCCCGACATCCTGCTGATCGAAGACAAGGGCAGCGGCATCTCGCTGCGCCAGATGTTGGAGCGCGAGGGCATCGAGGCCTACGCCTACAACCCCGGACGCGCCGACAAGCTGACGCGGCTGCACATGGTCTCGCCGATCTTCGCCCAGAACCGCGTCTGGGTGCCCGAGAGCGACAAGTTCCCCGGCAAGCCACGCAGTTGGGTCGAGCCGCTGATCTATCAGCTCTGCTCGTTCACCGGCGAACGCTCAATTAAGCACGACGACCACGTCGATCAGACCACGCAGGCGCTGCGGCTGTGCATGGATAAACGCATGATCGACCTCACACGCAAACCGCGCGATGACTGGAAGGGTGACAGACCCGCCCCCACTGTGGTAATGAACCCCTACGCGGCGTAAAAGGACAACCTGATGCAAGACGAAGACGAACAGGAGTACGGCGAACTCATTGAGCTTGAGGGCCAAGAGCAGGACGACGTTGAGGACACCGAAGACGGCGGCGCAATCGTGCGCCTCGACGAGGAAGACCCGAAGGCAGGCGAGAGCGAGTTCTACGCCAACCTCGCCGACGGCATCATCCCCGAGCCGGAGCTGGGCCGTCTGTCGTCACGCTTCCTCGACCTGATCAGCAAGGACAAGGACGCGCGCAAGAAGCGCGACGACCAGTATGACGAAGGCCTGCGACGCACTGGTCTGGGCGACGACGCCCCCGGCGGCGCAGACTTTCAAGGCGCATCGAAGGTGGTCCACCCGATGCTGACCGAGGCCTGCATCGACTTCGCGGCGCGCGCCATGAAGGAGATCTTCCCGCCGCAGGGCCCCGCCAAGGACTTCGTGCCGGGCAAGCCCACGGACAAGAAACTCGACAAGGCGAAGCGCAAGACCAACCTGCTCAACTGGCAGATGACCGTGCAGTGCCCCGAGGTGCGTGCCGAGCTTGAACAGCTCATGACGCAGGTGCCACTGGGCGGCGCACAGTATCTGAAGCTGGGCTGGGACGAGGCGAAGAACCGGCCTGAGTTCCTGTTCGTCGCCATCGACGACATGTACCTGCCATTTGCGGCCACCAACTTCTACACGGCCCAGCGCCGCACGCACGTCCAGTACCTGACGCAGCTCGACTATGAGAACCGCGTCAAGAACGGCATGTACCGCGACGTCGACCTGACGCCCGCAGGCATGGAGCCTGAGATGAGCGTGGCGGCGCAGGCCAACGACAAGATCGAGGGCCGCGAGCAGACCAGCTTCAACGAAGACGGCCTGCGGATCGTCTACGAGATCTACGCCATTGCCGACGTCGAAGGCGAAGGCGCAGCGCCGTACATCATCAGCGTCGACAAGCCCTCGGGCAAGGTGCTGTCGATCTACCGCAACTGGGACGAAGAAGACGAGCACAAGGAAGAGTTGCTCTGGTTCGTCGAGTTCCCGTTCATTCCGTGGCGCGGCGCGTATCCAATCGGCCTGCCGCACATGATCGGCGGCCTCTCCGGCGCGGCGACCGGCGCACTGCGCGCATTGCTCGACAGTGCGCACATCTCCAACAGCCAGACGATGCTCAAGCTCAAGGGCGGCACGGCAGGCGGTCAGTCTCTGTCCATCCAGCCGACGCAGACCATCGAGATCGAGGGCGGCCTGAACGTCGACGACGTGCGCAAGCTGGCGATGCCGCTGCCGTACAACCCGCCTTCGCCCGTCCTGATGAACCTGCTCGGCTTCTTGGTCGACGCAGGCAAGGGCGTGGTCCGCACGGCCTTGGACGACGTGGCCGACGGCAACCCGAACGCGCCCGTCGGCACGACGCTCGCCAAGATCGAGCAAGGCATGGTCGTCTTCTCGTCGATCCACGCACGTCTGCACGACGCCATGGCCCGCATGCTGCGGATCTTGCATCGCCTCAACGCGATGTACCTCGACGACGAGCGGCTGGAGCAAGAGGCAGGCGAAGAGCTTGCCACGCGCAAGGACTTCGAGGGGCCGCTTGATGTGGTGCCCGTCTCCGATCCGAACATCTTCAGCGAGGCGCAGCGTTATGCGCAGGTGCAGGCCGTGTCGCAGCGCGCTGCCGCCCTGCCGCAGCTCTACAACATGCGTGCCGTTGAGGAGCGCCTGCTTGAGACGCTCAAGGTGCCCAACCCGAAGGAGCTTCTGGTCCCGCCGATGGAGCCCAAGGACCAGAACGCCGTCAACGAGAACGTCGCGGCGACACTGGGCCGCCCGATCACGGCCTTCCCTGATCAGGACCACATCGCACATCTCAAGACGCACCTTGCGTACATGATGAGCCCGACCTTCGGCATGTCGCCGATGATCGCGCCCGCCTTCCTGCCCGTCATGCTGAACCACATCAAGGAGCACGTCGCTCTGTGGTACGCGGCATCCGTCTTCGACGTCTCGAACGAGGCGCTCGGCGAGGATGTGGGCGACATGATGAAGGAACTGGGCAAGGATACGGAAGGGCGCAAGGCGCTCGACCAGATGCTGGCCGAGGCTGGTGCCGCCGTTGTGCAGCGCGGTGGCGAGATCTTCAGCGATCTGCCGCAGGTTGTGCAGCAGGCGCAGCAGGTCATGCAGCAGTTCGCACCGCAGCCGATGCAAGATCCGCGCCTCGCCCTTGAGACGCAGAAGCTTCAGGCCGAGACGCAGCGCGATCAGATGCGCATGCAGCAGGATGCGCAGCAGGCGCAGCTTGAGGCGCAGATCGACCAGCAGCGGATGCAGCTTGAGCAGCAGAAGATGCAGGTCAATGCGCAGCAAGACCAGCAGGACAACCAAATCGACATGGCCGAGCTTCAGCTCCGCATGCAGATCGAGCAGCAACAGCAGCAGGCTGAAGATGCACGTAAGGCGGCTGAGCTTCAGGCTCGCATGACGATGAACTCGCAGGACAATCAGACGGCCATGCAACTCGCGGCTGCCGAGATTGCGTCTGGTGAAAAAATCGCGGTGTCGACAGGCACTGGGATCAACCCCAACCCGTGAAGGATGGAACCATGAAGAAGAACGACGCGGCGCTGAGCAAGGGCAAGCACACTGGCCCAATCAACGCAGAAAACACAAACATGCACAAGCTCATGAAGATGGGCATGCACCCGAAAACCGAAGTGTCGGGCGGTAAGAAGACCCCCGCATGAGGATAGAGACCTTGCTTCAACGCATCGAGGCAGAGCAAACTAAGTTTGCTAACGATGCGTTGTCGCAACCTGCCGGGCGCGACTTGTTCGCGTATGGGCAGGCCGTTGGCATGCACGCGGGTCTTGAACATGCCAAGCGTATCCTGATCGACCTTGTGGCCGAGAAGGAGCGCAAAGACTTCAACCTCTAACCCTGCGAAAGGAGCACACATGCAGGAACTCGGTAACAAGGTTGACTTTGGGTATGCGAGCACGGACGAGGCGTTTCCCGCCTGTGATCCGGGCATCACACCCTTTGGCAGCCGTGTCCTGTGTCAAATCAGGACACCGAAACAGAAAACCAAGGGCGGGATCATCCTGACCTCGGAAACACGCGAGACAGACGCGTGGAACACTCAGATCGCGAAGGTGATCGGGGTGGGCGAACTTGCGTTTCGCAACCGCACAACAGGCGAGCCATGGCCCGAGGGCTCATGGTGCCAGACCGGAGACTTTGTCCGGGTGCCTAAGTACGGCGGCGACCGCTGGACTGTCAAAACCGCAGACGGCCAAGACGAAGCTCTTGTCGTCATTTTCAACGACCTTGATCTGATAGGCAAAGTGACGGGCGATCCGCTCGCCATGAAGGCTTTCATATGATCAATAAGGCTACAATAGGGAGCTGGTTATGAGTGACCGAAACAACCTAAGTGAACAAGATGAAGACGACTTGATCCCCGTCGAAACGCCCCCCGAGGAAGAGACCAAGGCTGAAGAGCCCGAGGTCGAAGAGGACGAGGACGATGACGACGACGAGGAAGATGCGCGTCTAGCCGAAAGCGACGACGATCACGACGAAGAGGTGTCCAAGAACCAGAAGCGCCGTCAGAAGCGGCGTGAGGTGCAAAAGCGGGCCAAGGAAGCCGCCCAGCGCGAGCTGGAAACGCTTCGCCAACTGAACGCGGATCTCATCCGCCGCGTGTCTGCCATCGAGACGCACACGGCCAACAGCAATGCTCAGACCCTTGAGCAGAAGCTGGCGCAGGCCGTTGCCGAAGTGCAGCAGGCTGAGCATGTAATCGCCAAGGCGACTGAGCAGGGCAACGGTGACGATGTCGTCGCAGCCATGCGCATCCGCGATCAGGCGATCTACGAAGCCCAGCGGCTGAACGCTGCCAAGCAAGAGTTCGAGCAGACGCGTCAGCAAGCGGCCCAGCCGCAGGCTAACCCGACTGTCGTCAACTTTGCGAAACAGTGGATGGACGCCAACCCGTGGTACGACCCACAGGGCGGTGACCGTGACAGCGCACTGACCAAGGGCATCGACAACGAGCTGGCGCGTGAGGGTTACAACCCCGCATCGCGCGAGTATTGGGAAGAGCTTACGGCCCGTGTCTCCGAGGCAATCGGCGGCAATGACGAGCCCAAAGCGAAGCCACGCCGCAAGGCCCCACCGACTGGCGGAACACGCGAACACGCACCCGTTTCGACTAAGAAAGAAATATACGTGACACCCGACCGTAAACAGGCTATGATTGAAGCCGGAGTATGGGATGACCCTGTGCTTCGCCAACGCTATCTGAAAGCGTATCAGGCCTATGACACTGGTTCGGCTCGCTAAAAAAGGAGTGAGACAACATGACGAATAGTACTGAAGATGATCGTTTGAAGAAGCCGGAATTTGACGTTGTAGGTCGGCGCGAAACTCGCCGGTCTCAGGACCGGCAGGTCACTGAGAACCGCGAAGTGAGCGAAGATGACCGGCTCGAAATGTTCCGTAACCAACTTTTCAATGACGCACTTCCTGATCTGCCGGACGTCCCGGGCTATCATATGTGCTGGCTAACCACGCAAAATCCGCGTGATCCTATCCACCGTCGCATCCAACTCGGCTACGAGCCAGTGCGACCGGATGAGATACCGGGGATGGAATATGCTTCAATCAAGACTGGCGAATGGGCTGGTTTTATTGGGGTCAATGAGATGCTCGCGTTTAAGCTGCCCACCAGCCTGTACAACAGGTTCATGCAGGAAGCTCACCACGATGCACCTCTTCGCGAGGAAGATAAGCTTGCCGAGGTTGCGGATGCTATCCGTGAACAGGCTGAGCGAGCCGGTAGCACAATGTACGAGGGCGACGGATTGTCGGAGATGCGTGATTTCAACCCTCGGGCACCGCAGGTGTGGTGACCGAGTAACCGCAACTAACTACGAGGTATAAGACTATGTCTTCGGTATCCCAACCGTTCGGCCTACGTCCCGTCTACTCGCCAAGCGGTGTGGTTCGCCCCACCGCCTACTCGATCCTTACGGGCTACGCAGCGAACATTTTACAGAACCAGCCGGTCAAGATCGTTACGTCTTCGACTGGCGAAGGTACCATTGCTGCGGCAGCCATCGGCGACCGTTTCATCGGCACCTTCCAAGGCGTTGAGTTCACGGACACAGACGGTCGCCGTCGCGTATCCAACAAGTGGACTGCATCGCAAGCAGGCACCGACATCGTTGCCTACGTCACGCTTGACCCGACAATCGTTTACGAAATCCAGAGCAACGCTGCTTTGGTCGTAGCCGACATCGGTAAGCAGTACGACTTCACCACCGTTGGTACTGGTTCGACTGTTGTCGGTATCAGCCAGATGATGCTTGACGTCGCTTCTGCTGCTGCAAACGCGTCGTTCCGCCTGATCGGGATCACTCCCGGTCCCGACAACAACTGGGGTGACACTTACGTCATCGCTCAGGTCCAAATCAGCGAGCATCAAAACGTCGCTGACGTGGCCGCATACTAAGGAGGGCTGAACTATGGCTACCCCAATGCGGAGTACAGACTTCCGCTCAATCGTTGAGCCGATCCTGAACGAAGAGTTCAACGGCATCTATGACCAACGCGCTGACGAATGGTCGCAGGTTTTCAAAGAGTTCAAGGGCATCCCTCGGAACTACCATGAAGAGCCTGTACTGTTCGGCTTCGGTGCTGCACCAGAACTGCCCGACGGCATGCCGGTCACCTATCAATCAGGCGGCGTGCTGTTCATTCAGCGTTACGTCTACAAGGTCTACGGTCTGGCATTCGCCCTGACCAAGGTTCTTGTTGAAGATGGTGATCACATCCGTATCGGCCAGACCTATGCACGTCACCTTGCACAGTCGCTGATCGAGACCAAGGAAACGCTTGGTGCCAACATCCTGAACCGCGCCTTCAACGGCGCGTACACGGGTGGTGACGGCAAGTCGCTCGTTGCAACCGATCACCCGATTGCACAGGGCACGTTCTCGAACCAGCTCTCGACCGCTGCAAACCTCTCGCAGACGTCGCTTGAGCAGCTCCTCATCCAGATCCGCAACGCTGTTGACAACAACGGCAAGCGTATCCGTTTGACACCTAAGAAGATCGTTTCCGGTCCTTCCAACGTGTTCCAAGCTGAGGTTCTGCTGAAGTCCGCACTGCGTGCAGGCACCGCAAACAACGACGTGAACCCTGTGAAGAGCATGGGTCTCCTCGATGACGGTCAAGCTAACCTTTCACGTATCACCTCGACCACCGCATGGTGGGTGCAGACTGATGCGCCAGAAGGCCTCAAGCTCGCGATGCGTCGCGGCCTTGAGAAGTCGATGGAAGGTGACTTCGAGACCGACAGCATGCGGTACAAAGCCACCGAGCGTTATGCGTTCGGCTGGACCGACCCTCGCGGCGTGTACGGTACTCCGGGCATCTAACCGGGTTGGGGAGCTTCGGCTCCCCCTCCCTCTTCTTAAGGAGAAACCAGATGTCACAGACTACTTGGAGCGGACCACTCGCCTCTGGCGACCGCAACGCAGGCGAAAGTGGCGGACCGAACATCGGCCTCGCCTATCTCAGCCAAACCGCGCTGATCAACTTCGACGCCACGTTGGTACAAAACGCGACGTTCAACATCCCTGCGTCTTCGCAGATTGTTGACTTCTACGTTGACGTGCTGACGGCTTACGACAGCGCATCGTCCGCAACGCTCTCGGCTGGTACCGCTTCTGGCGGCACTCAGTATCTGAGCGGCGTGAGCGTTAAGACGGCAGCTCGCCGTTCGAACGCGTTCAGTGCTGCGCAGCTTGCTGCGATGGACGACGTTGGCTCGAACCGCACGGTTGTCGCAACTGTAACTTCAGTCGGTCAGCCGACTGCTGGTCAAGTTCGCGTCACCATGCTGTACGTGCAAACAACGGCTGATGACTAAGCATTAGTCTTATGCTATAAGAGGGGGTCGCCTTCGGGTGGCCCCTGATTATCAAGGAACATAAAATGGCAGATGCAGTAGCAACACAGATTTTATTTGATGGCGAACGCAAAGCCATTATGAAGTTCACCAACATTTCCGACGGCACCGGCGAGAGCAAGGTGACCAAGGTCGATGTATCGGCCCTAAGCCCCAGCTCCTTCGACAAGGCTTGCGACGGCGTGACGATCACCAAGATCCACGCCATGACGCACGGCATGGAAGTCGACATGTACTGGGACGCGACTACGGACGTGTTTATCACTTCGGTCCCGCAACAGCAGATGTATTCGATGGACCTGACCCAGTTCGGCGGTCTGTGGAACAACGCAGGCGCAGGCAAGAACGGCGACGTTTTGTTCTCAACCCGCGACGCCAGCACAGGCGACACGTACATGATCATCCTTGAGATGGTTAAGTCCTACGCAGACTAATGGGCGCGTTAATGGGCCCTATGGCGTTCGACGCCGCAGCGCAGAAAGCCAAGCGCGACATTCAGGATGCGCTTGGTTCCTATCGCCGCATGCCACAAGCCCCACAACCCCGCGCGCAGGCTCAGGTGATGCCGAACGGCATGCAGATGTCTGCGCAGGTGCCTATGGGCCAGAACCAGATGCAGTTCGGCATGCAGACGCAGGGCATGCGTCCGCAGGATCTCATGGCCCGCTATGCGACGCCTAACCAATCGTTCGGTGTTAACTACCAGCCCCAGAACAAGGGCGTCATGGCGACATACGCTCGACGTTTCCAAGAGGGCGGCCTCGCCACCTCGCTGCGCATGGGCGACAATTACGAGCAAGACAAAGATTTCGTAGCCGCAGCCAACCAGCAGATGCAAAACATGGTGGCAAAGCCTTTTGCCAAGGGCGGCCTTGCCATGGCCGAGGGCGGCGCGTGGACACGCAAGGAAGGCAAGAACCCCGAGGGCGGTCTCAACGCCAAGGGCCGCGCATCGCTGCGCGCTCAAGGCCATGACATCAAGCCGCCCGTCAGCGCCAAGCAAGCGAAGAAATCACCAAAGGCAGCCGCACGTCGCAAAAGCTTCTGCGCACGTATGTCTGGCATGCCGGGCCCGATGAAAGACGAAAAAGGCCGACCAACTCGGAAGGCCCTATCACTGCGCAAATGGGATTGTTGACATGAGCAGCTTCGCCGTAAAACCCGTCTGGGACAAGAAACGTCCGAAGGATCTCGGCAAGCCGAAAGACTTGTCAGTTAAGCGCAAGGCCGCCGCAAAACGTCGCGCCAAAGCCGCTGGACGACCCTATCCAAATTTAATCGACAATATGGCTGCGGCCCGCAAGAAAGGTAAGTGACATGGACGGATTTAAGAACAGCACTCGTACCCAGTATATGAAGGGCGGCGCTTGCGAGGGTTACGCCAAGGGCGGCTCGGTAAAGGGCGCAGCCAAGATTGCCAAAGTCATGGGCGAATTTAAGGCTGGCACGCTTCACAGCGGCTCGAAGAAGGGCCCTGAAGTAACCAGCAAGAAGCAAGCCACGGCCATCGCCCTGAGCGAGGCCCGCAAGGCTGGCGCGAAGATACCCGTAAAGAAGGGACGCGGCGGCATGATCGAGGAAGGTATTTCCACGCGCCCCACAACCGCCTCTGGCCGTCGCATGACGAACGAAGAACTTGGCATGACGCCGGGAGGCGTAGCGCCTAAGAAGATGCCCCCTGCGGTTAAGGGCGCTGCGTCTGGCGCTGCAAAGGGTCTTGGCGCGCGTGCTGCGAGCGAGGCTGCAAAGGGCCTTGGCGCACGCGCTGCGCGTCCCCTCCCGAAAAAGGCGGTGCCAGTTGCCCCCCGTGAGCCGTTGATCTCGCCATCCTTGATGCGCGAAATCAACATGCGCTCCATGGCGGAGAAATATGGCAGCAAAAAGGGCCCAGCTACTGGTCTAGGCGCGGTTTCAGACAGCGACATGCGGATGCTGCGGAACGCTTCTGGATACAAAAAAGGCGGGTTGTCCGCCATGCCGAAGAACAAAGGCGGCAAATGTTAAACAAGAAGGGGGCGGCTGACTTGTCGTTTGCCGCCCAATCTTGTATAAGATGACAGCCAGAGATGCTTGCCCAACATGGCGAGCTGCTGCGATAACCAAGCGAGCAAAATCTTATGGCGTATTCAGGTACCATTTCACAGACTGTTTTTAACACGCGGCGCGTCATTGAGAACGCGACACGTCGGTGCAAGTTGACTGCACAGCAGCTCACCTCTGAGCATGTCGACATCGCAAACGATCAGCTTTTCCTCCTCCTCTCCGACCTTGCCAACCGAGGCATCCAACTTTGGTGCATTGAGAAGCAGATCTACCCGCTCTACAGCGGCGTGGGCGACATCACCACGGACGTCGGCACCGTCGACATCCTGAACAGCAACCTGCGCTGGCTTCAACAGGTCACGGGTATCAACTACGACACGAGCACGTACCGCGAGGTGGATTTCACCGACGCGACCTTTGTGACGACTGTGGGCGTCCTCTGGTCCGCCGCATCCGTGCCGATTGTCCTCGAACGCTCCGACGACAACGTGACGTGGTTCGAGGTGCAGTCCGAGACGCCAAGCGCAACGGCAGGGCAGTGGACGTGGTACGATCTGGAAAGCAGTGTAGCCTCCCGCTACTTCCGCGTCCGCGCAACGTCCGGCACGCTCGGCTTCAGCCAAATCTATTTGGGCAACACGCCCACCGAGATCCCGCTGGCCCGCATGAACCGCGACGACTACACGAACTTGCCTAACAAGAGCTTCCAGTCGAACCGTCCGCTGCAATATTGGTTTGACCGCCAAGTCCAGCAGCCAATCATGCACTTGTGGCCTGTGCCAAACGATCAGGCTGAGACCTACCAGATCGTTCTGTGGCGGCAGCGTTACATCATGGACGTCGGCAGCATGACGCAAGAGATCGAGGTTCCGCAGCGTTGGTACGATGCCATCGTTGCGATGCTGGCCGCAAAACTGGCGCTTGAGTATGTTGAGGTCGACGCGCAGCTCATCCCGCTGCTCGACGCCAAGGCGAAGGAAACACTCTATTTTGCCCAGCAAGAAGAGCGCGACAACAGCCCGATGATGATCGCGCCCAACATTGCGATGTACACGAGGTAAGGGTGCCGAACGAGGGCTTCCTTGATACTCGCGGCAAACAGTGGCTGGCGATTGGCCTGTGTGACAGGTGCAAGCGGAAGTTTCCGCTTGAGGAGCTGTGGAGCGACCGCAACAACCCCGGCCTGAAAGTCTGCAAAGACGATCTGGACGAGTACGACCCGTGGCGGCTTCCGGCGCGTGAGGGCGAGCAGATCGCCCTGCGCTTCCCCCGCCCAGATGTGGCGCTCGACGGATGACGCTCTATCTCAACACGCGCGGACGCACGACGCTTGCCATCGGGATATGCTCGCGGTGCAGCCGCAAGTTCCCGCTTGACATGCTGCAACCAGATCCGAATTATCCGGGGCTGCGCGTCTGTGACGTGGACAAGGATCAATTTGACCCGTATCGTTTGCCTGCGCGGCAGCCCGACAACATCGGACTGCCCTTCTCGCGACCTGATACGCCGATCCCAACCAATCCGGCGGGCGTTATCACCCAGAATGAGGACCAGTTCCTCATCACTGAAGACAACGACGATTTTATCATTTTCTTTGAGGATGAAGAGTTTTGAGCAACGTCCCTACAAATCTCATCCCTACCAAGATCACTGGCTTGCCGGAGTACACCGGCAGCAGCACCCTCGGCTATTTGCCTTACGTTCTCGAAGGACGCACGTATAAGGTTCAGTTCGCGAACATCGCGGCTGTCGGTGCCGTGCCCTCGACCCGCGAGATCAACACCGGCAGCGGTCTGGGCGGCGGCGGAGACCTGTCTGCCAACCGCACGCTCTACATCTTGCCGGGCGGTGTCGATGACAGCCGCCTGAGCGTCACGGGCGTCACGGCGGGTACTTACGGCGCAGCCGACACCATCCCCGTCTTCACCGTCAATGCGCAGGGCCGCGTTACAGATGTGACCTTGGCACCTATCGTCCTATCCAATTATGTCCCCACCAGCCGCACAATCACGGCTGGCGCGGGTCTGACCGGCGGCGGAGACCTTTCCGCCAACCGTTCGTTCGCTGTAAACTTTTCATCTACAACGCCTGAGCCTCTCGGTATCGGATCTTCCGGTGTCTCGAATGTTGCCGCGCGTGGAGATCACGTCCACCCTGCGGTGGACTTGAGCGACACCACGGAAACGCAAGGCGTGCTCCCCTTGTCCCGTGGCGGCACCGGCAATAGTCTGTCTCCTGTTGCCGGTGCCATCGTCTATTCCAGCAATGACAAGCTGTACCTGACCACCGCCGGAAGCGTCGGGCAGGTTCTGCGCTCTGGCGGCCCCGGCGGCGTGCCCTTCTGGACCGACGTTGGTGCAGGCACCGTAATCAGCGTTGCCGTCGCGACCGCAAATGGCTTTGCGGGCACTGTTGTCAGCCCGACACTGTCCCCAGTTATCACGCTCTCGACGACTGTCAGCGGTATGGTCAAGGGCAACGGCACAGCCGTGTCTGCGGCCACCGCAGGCGTTGATTACGTCGAGCCGGGTGCATACACCGCCAGCGGCCTCACAATGGCTACAGCGCGGCTTCTGGGCCGCACTACGGCATCAGTCGGCGCGGCGCAGGAAATCAGCGTCGGCACAGGCCTTACGCTCTCTACCGGCTCTCTGGTCAACGCTGCGCCCGATCAGGTGGTCTCGCTGACGGCAGGCACCGCAATTTCGATTACTGGCACATATCCGTCGTTCACGGTCACCAACACCGCGCCCGATCAGGTTGTGTCGCTGACAGGCGCGGGCACGACGACCGTTACCGGCACGTATCCATCGTTCACAATCACATCGAACGACAGCACATCGGGCACCGTGACCAGCGTCAATGCCAGCGGCGGCACAACGGGCATGTCGTTCACTGGCGGCCCAGTCACGTCGGCGGGCACCCTGACCCTCAACGGCACGCTTGCCGTGTCGAACGGCGGCACTGGCGCGACAGACGCCGTGGCTGCTCTCACGAACTTAGGCGCGTATCCCGCAAGCAACCCTGCCGGATACACGTCGAACGTAGGTACGGTGACGTCAGTCTCAGGCACCGGCACCGTCAGCGGCCTGAGCCTGAGCGGCACAGTGACGTCCGCAGGTTCGCTGACACTCGGCGGCACGCTCGTTGTCACGCCATCCGACTTCGCGTCGCAGACGGCCAACACGGTCCTTGCGGCACCGAACGGCTCGGCGGGCGTCCCGACGTTCCGCGCCATCGTTGCGGCGGACATCCCGACGCTCAACCAGAATACGACCGGAGTGGCCGCAAACGTCACGGGGATTGTCGCTGTAGCCAATGGCGGCACAGGCGCGAGTGTGGCCTCCACGGCGCGCACGAACCTCGGCGCGGCGGCCTCTGGTGCGAACACCGACATCACGTCGATTGCGCTCACCACAGGCACGATCAGCACGTCGCCAGTTAACGGCACGGACATCGTCAACAAGGCGTATGCCGACAGCATCGCGTCGGGCATCAACTTCCACCAGTCCGTGCGCTTGGCGACGGCTGCGGCACTGCCTGCCAACACCTACAACAACGGCACGGGCGGCGTCGGCGCGACGCTCACGGCCAATGCCAACGGCGCACTTTCGGTCGATGGCGTGGCTGTGGCGGTGGGTAACCGCATCTTGGTCAAGAACGAGGTGGCGGGGGCCAACAACGGCGTCTACGTTGTCACGGATACCGGCAGCAGCGGCGGCCCCGGCCCCGGTCCGGGTGGCAGCAACCCATACATCCTGACACGCGCAACGGACTTCGACAGCGCAGGCACTGGTGTTGACCAGATTGACGCGGGCGACTTCTTCCTCGTCACGGCGGGATCGACGCTGGCAAACACGTCGTGGGTGCAGCAGACGCCGCTGCCAATCACTGTCGGCACGACGGCGATTGTCTTCTCGCAGTTCGCCGCGCCGGTCCTGTACTCGGCGGGCACTGGCCTGTCGCTGACCGGTACGGTCTTCAGCATCACGAATACGGGTGTAAGCGCATCGACCTACGGCAGCGCGTCGTCCGTCCCTGTCATCGCAGTCAACGCGCAGGGTCAAGTCACGTCTGCATCCAGCTCGTCGATAGCCATAGCGGCCTCGCAAATCACGTCTGGCGCACTTGCCATCGCCAATGGCGGTACAGGTGCCACGGACGCGTCTGGCGCGCTGTCGAACCTCGGAGCGTATCCTGCGAGCAACCCTGCGGGCTACACGTCCAACACCGGCACCGTCACCAGCGTCAACCTGACTGCGGGCACAGGCGTCAGCGTCTCTGGCGGCCCTATCACGGCCTCTGGCTCCATCACCGTCACCAACACGGCCCCAGATCAGGTCGTGTCGCTGACAGGGTCTGGCGCTACGACCGTGACAGGCACATATCCGAACTTCACCATCTCCTCGCCTACGGCTGGCGCAGGCACCGTGACCAGCATCAACGTCAGCGGTGGCACCACCGGCCTGACGACGTCGGGCGGCCCAGTCACCAGCAGCGGGACAATCACGCTCGCTGGCACGCTGAATGTCGCCAACGGCGGCACAGGCGCAACGACCCTGTCGTCGGGCTACGTCCTCAAGGGCAACGGCACGTCGGCTGTCAGCGCGTCTGTGGTGTACGACGATGGTACGAACGTCGGGGTCGGCACGACCTCAGTCAGTGCTACCTACGGAAAACTTACAGTTGCGGGCGGTATACGGACTACAGACGACACAAGCTCAAAGCTGGAACTTGGCCGCTATAGTGCTGGCGCTCCGAACAGCTACATCAAACTTGGCGCAAACAGTGCTTCCTTGAGGTTCACCAACGCTGGCGACACCGCAGATTTAATGACGCTGACAGACGCTGGTAACTTAGGGCTTGGTAACGCTTCCATACCCTACACCACCAGTGGGCGTACAGTACTTAATGTCAACGGCACTAGCTCCGCGATAACGTCGTTTCAGACGGCTGGTTCCAACCGTGGTTATATATACGCCGACGGTTCGTTAATTTCCCTTGAAACTGAAACTGGCGTTACTCTAAGGCTGCTTACTAACGCCCCGCAACCCATCACGTTCTTCACTAACGGGTCTGAGCGTATGCGCATCGACAGCGCGGGCCTTGTCGGGATTGGTACAAGTGCGCCGGGGTCGTACCCCTATGGTGGACTACTCAATGTCGCAGGTAGCATCTCCATGTCACTTGGCGAACGGCTTGGTTGGGGTATCACCGATGCCTTTACGCTGAACGGCGTCACCACTGCGCATTATGGGTTCACATACGGCGGCGGCACGAACCTCGTCACTTCATCGGGCTATTACGGATTAAACTTCGCTACCCTCGGCTCAGAACGTATGCGCCTCGACACTAGTGGCAACTTGAGCATCGGAACGAGTACAGCGGCTAACAGGCTTACTGTTTCCGCCACAGGTTTGAATATCACTGGTGGTAACGCCATAGACGGCACAAACATGCAGGGTATACGTCTTCAGAACACTCTGAATGACAACAGTTCCCTCGGCCTCTGGTTTGGCACAAACAATGTCCACTGGGCGGGTATATCTGGGCAACGCACGAATTTTGCGGGTGATTGGACCACAGACTTACGTTTCTATACACACGAAGCAGCGTTGGTTGATATAACCTATGCGCGTGAACGGATGCGCATAGCTGGCAGCGGCAGCGTCACAGCCTACGTCGATATGCGTGCGCCAATCTTCTATGATAGCGACAATACTGCGTTTTATGTCAACCCCGCAAGTGGCACGGTTCTTGGTGGAAGCTTTACGGTAGCTGGCAGTCGGCCACTTACATACTCTCCCAGCGGCGGCGATTTAGCTATCCAAGGTGACGCTGGCGGGTGGGCCACCGGTTTATATTTCCGTGGTTCGGCTGGTACAACCCGTGGCGGGTTTGGAGGCACTGGAGGTGCTGACGCATTGTCCTACCTATGGGCGGGGAATGCCTATAACGATGCCGCGCTTTATCTCTATGCGGCCAACTACGCCGAAAGCCCCGGTTCTTTCCGTGCGCCAATTTTCTACGACAGCAACAACACTGCGTACTACGGTGACTTTGCTTCTACTTCCTCTTTAAATTCGCTTATTGTCGGAAACAATGGTAGCACTCTAGCTTATAACGCTGCGGCTACCGGAAATTTGTATTTTGGTTCGGCGGGTGGCGACGCCTCGACAAATTACCACATCACCACCAACATGGAGAATGTTGGGGGCAACTACTCGAAGCTCGATTTTAAGTGGTATACGGGCCAGCGTTTTTACGCCCACTATGCCTATGGCGGCTTCCGCTTTAAGGAAATTACCACTGGCAATACGCTGTTCTCAGTGGGCGAAGGTGACTTGCGCGTCCGTGTTTACGACAGCATTTCCGCACCAATCTACTACGACAGCGCCAACACGGCGTACTACCTCGACCCAGCGAGCACAGGAACGTCACTTATTACTGCGGGTGGAGTTTACGCTGCTGGTCAAGTCCGTGCTGCTGGTTGGTGGGGCGATGCTTCTGCTAGTGCCACAGGTTTGGCTGTTGAAATTGGTGAGAGCGGCGGTCGTGGCTACGTTCTGACGTATAGCCGTGATGCCTCTGCTTATGGCCCGATGTCGTTTGAAGCGACGGACTTTACCTTCACAGGCATCAGTGGCGGGTTCATTGGGGTTAATACCAGCGTTCGCGCACCTATATTCTACGATAGCAGCAACACCAATTATTACATTGACCCCGCCGCCAATCTGGGGCCACGGGCCGGTTACCTAGATGGCAACTTGTGGATTAACCCGAAATCAGAAAGCTATGGCGAAGGCGTTACCTTCAATATGCCTAGCCAAGGGACGTGGGGCGGCTTGCGTTGGTACCGCAACAGCAGTCCTTTCACTGGTAACTGGGCCTTTGGCTATTTCGGAAACGAATTTAACAACGACATTGGCTTTCACAACGGCACTAACGGCTGGCGGCTAGACCACTCGTTCAACAATACTGTGAACGGTTCTGTCCGCACACCCATCTATTACGACAGCAACGACACCGGATACTACTTAGACCTCAACTCTACCAGTGAAGCGGCTATGCGGATGCGTGGCGGCGCGTTGATTGGGCCTAATACAAGTTACGGTGCGTATCTTCGTGTGGGAGCAAGCGGCTGGACTGGTGACCATTCTTCAGTCTTTGTAACCAACGGGAACCTTCACCTCGACGCGCAACCGGGATTTGATCTCTATCTAAACTGGTACAGTGCTCGCCCAGTTTGGAGTGAAGGTGGCGCTTATTTCCCGATATATTACGACCGCAACAACACCGCGTTTTACCTCGACCCCGCAAGCACCTCGGTGCTTTCGACTGTCCGCGCCGCGACAATCCAACATTCGTCCGGTAACAGGGCTATTACACTTAACGGCTCTACGTGGACGGAGTTCTGTGACGTTAACGGGTCTACCAAACTGTGGCTTGGTGGGAGCGGCGACCCAAACAACTATTACAATGCTGGTATTCACTACTTCCGCAACACGTCCAGCAGCACCACGATGACGATTGATAGCTCTGGAAATGTCGTAGCCACAGCAAACGTCACCGCATATTCAGATGCTCGCCTCAAGAAGGACGTTGAGACCATTGGTGACGCGCTTGGTCTCGTCGGTAAAATGCGCGGCGTGCGGTATACCCGCATCGACACTGAGAAACGTAACGTCGGTGTCATCGCGCAGGAGATGTTGGAAGTTATACCTGAAGTGGTCCATCAAGGCACGGGTGACGACGACACGCTCTCTGTTGCCTATGGTAACCTTGTTGGTGTATTAATAGAAGCAATCAAGGAACTTGAAGCCCGCGTGGCCGAATTGGAAGGAAAGTAATATGGCACTTACGTACACTTGGGCGATCACGTCCTTGAAGAAAACCACAGATGGCAGCATCGACAACGTCGTCGTGCAATCCACATGGACCTGCACCGGCACGGACGAAGATGGCGACAGCGGCACGTTTAGCGGCGCTACGCCTTTCCCGCTTTCCAGCGTAGACCCTGCTACGTTCATCCCCTATGAAGATTTGACCGAGGCTGACGTCCTTGGTTGGATACAGGCCGTCGTCGTTGGTTCTTACAAAGACCACGTTGATGCTCAGATCAACAAGCAAATTGCCCTAGAGAAAGACCCTGTAGTGGACGTTCCTGAAGGCGATTTCCCGTGGGAAGAACCCACACCAACCCCAACACCACCAGCTAGTTAAAGGAGACAGAATATGAACCCCGAATTGGACCATCTCGATGTAGACAATCAGGCGCAGGCTGCGCCACAGGAACCAGTTGTAAAGTTGGAACTGGCCGTCAACGACATAAACCTCGTTCTCGCCGCATTGCAGGAGCTGCCACACAAGATAGCCGACCCGATGCTGCGCAAGATCATGGAGCAGGCAAACGCCCAGCTCGCTCCGAACGGCGCGTAACATGATCGAGGAACTCATCAGCCGCGTGTTCTACGCACGCAACGTGGCGCACTTTGAGCACTGGCGCGCCAAGGGTGATGGTAGTTTCGCAAAGCACAAGACATTGGGCCGCTTCTACGACGACGTCATCGACGCAATCGACCGTCTCGTAGAAGCCTACCAAGGCGCGTTCAGCATCATCGGGAACATACCCGCTCCCGATGTGTCTGAACGCGACGTGCTGAAGCTGCTTGAGGCCGACGCGGCATGGATTGAAGAGCATCACGAAGACATCTGTCAGGGCAACCGCGCAGTGGCTAATTTAATTGACGGTGTCACAGAAGTGTATCTGTCGGCGGTGTATAAGCTACGGAACTTGAAATGAACTTCGACATCAATACCCTCGTGACCGTGCTGACCTTTATCGGGGGCCTGATAACCGTATGGGTGAACCTCAACAGCCGTCTGACGTTGCTTGAGGCGCGTCTTGGCTTTGGTGACGAGAAGTTCAACGCCATCGACAAGAAGTTCGACGAGGTGATGATGCACCTCCGCCGGATTGAGGACAAACTGGATAATAAGGCGGATCGATGATGAAACGGTTTCTGTTTGGTTTTGTGGCCGCCACCAGCGCGGCCTCTCTCGTGTTTGCGCAGACTGCTCCCGTGTCGGTGGCTCCGACGGAGTATATCTACAACACGACGACCAACAGCACGTCGAACAACACCAACACGTCCACCAACACGTCCACCAACACGAACAACAACAATTCCACCAGCACGTCGACGAACACGAACACGAACAACAACGTGAACACCAGCACGAGCACGTCGGTCAACACGAACAACAACGTGAACGCCAGCACATCGGTCAACACGAACAACAACAATAACGTGAGCACGTCGGTCAACACGAACAATAACGTCTCGACGAACACGAACATCAACCAAAATACTGGCACGATGACGAACATCAACCAGAACACCAACGTCAATTCTGGCACGATGACGAACATCAACCAGAACACCAGCACGTCGGATAACGTCAACCGGAACATCAATACCGACACGAGCAACAGCACGATCAACCAGAGCGTGAATAGCAGGTCCGATAACACCAACCGGAACATCAACAACGACACGTCGAACTCGACAATCAACAGCACGACGAACAACGTCAACCAGAACAACAACGTCAACGTCTCCGACAGCAAAAGCTATAGCGAGAACGTCTCTCGGCAGGTTATCGATCAGAACATCAAGTCACCGCCTCCGAGCGCCATCGCGCCGAGCATGATGTCCTACAGCCAAGACCTCTGCACCACCGGCCAGTCTGGCGCTGTGCAGACGCAAATCATCGGCCTGTCCGCTGGGCGCACTGTGCGTGATCAAAACTGTGAGCGGATGAAGCTCTCGAAGACCCTGTACGACATGGGCATGCGCGTCGCTGCCGTGAGCCTCCTGTGCCAAGACACCCGTGTCTTCAGGGCGATGGAGATGGCTGGTACGCCCTGCCCGTTCATGGGCGCAATCGGTGAGGCTGCGACAGCGGCATGGGAAGAAAATGCCGACCGCCGCCCCGACGCAGACTAAGCGTCTAATCTCTTTACTGGCTGCATTGCTGGTCAGTACATCTGCGGCTGCGCAGACCTATGAGCCTGCCTTAATCCCCCCGCAAATCAACGGCGCGCCTACCACAATGACGCCCCTCAATCTGGGTGACGATGGCACGCGGAACGTCAGCCTTGGCTTTGAATTTGAGTATTGGGGCCAGACGTTCACCGACGCGTGGGTTTCGAGCAATGGCTTTGTGTCGTTCCAGAGCGGCGCGCATCTGTGCTGCAATGGTCAGCCTATCGAAATGGCGCAGCGCAACACAATCTACGCCTACTGGTCAGACCTAATCAGCTACACTGGCAACCCATATTATCGCCGCGACGACGGCTCGATCCTATTCGGCTGGTATGGCGTGAACGAGTATGGCACGAACAACAGCAGCACCTTCGAGATTGGCCTCTTTGCCGACGGTAAGATACAACTGAATTTTGGCAATCTGGGCTTCTCTGGCTACCGCGACTTTACTGCGGGCCTCACCGGCCCAACTGCCGACGATAACATCCCGCTCTTCTACGGGCGCAACGCGCAGTTCCTTCAGAACCAGTCGGGCCTCTTGTCGTGGATTGCGCCCGAGCCAGAGGTTGTGCCTGTTGACTGCAACGCAACGCCCATGGACCCCACTTGCCCACCGGCATCCGTAGCCATCGATGTCGGCGCACCTGATCCTACGGAAAGCACATCGGACACTGCCGTTGCTTCAGTCGAGCAGACGCCGCAGGAAGAAGTGCAGATGGAAGATGTGGCCGAGCAGGAGATTGAAGAAGCGCAACAGGCGCTGGAAACTGCCGAAGCATCGCTCGAAGCTGACGCCGAAGCTGCCGCTGAGGAGGCTGCCGTTGAAGAGGCGGTCGAAGACGACACCGTCGAAGAACTGGTGTCGGAACAGGATTTAGAAGATATTGATGACGAGCGCCTGTCCCCTGAAGAATTGGCTG